TCGTCATCCCAGATCGGAGTGTGCTGCCAATTGGATGCGCGGGGATGCTTGGAAGGTGCCGGGCATTCCGGGTCGCCGCACTCGCATTGCCCGTTGGTCTTGAACCGGTAGATCGGGAATATCGGATGACCCGCCGCCATAAAGTCGCGGTACATCATATGGCCGATGTTGGGTCTGATCTGGACGACGTTCGTCATGCAGATACCTGCTGTGTGAGATAATCCGACAGAGCCTTGACCGTTTTGTAGGTCGGGTTGGCCCCCTCCTTAAGCGCATCATAAATCACCTGATGATGCAATCCGGTTGCATCTGCCACCGCGCGCACCTTTCGATCGGCCATCTGTTCCTGAATTTTAGCCAAAGTGAGCATTTCGCCTCCGTATGCAATTTTGTCGTTGACGACATACGCAATGCCGCTTTAGAACGCAAGACGGAAGAAAGGAAGGAACCTAATGTCAATCTTATCCCGTGCCTCCCGGCTGGAGGCAGAGCCGTTCTGCGGCACCATCGTAGGTGTGCAGGGCACCGGCAAGACCAGCCTCGCCTGCACATTCCCCAACGTTTTCATGATCCGAACGCAAGGCGAACGCCCGCCGCACGACGTTCCCGACCACCAGAAGCCGACCACGCTGGAGGCCGAGAACGCCACCGAACTGTGGGACGCGCTGAAGGCTCTGCTCCGCGAGGAACACACGTTCGAGACGCTGGTGTTCGACACCGCCACCGGGCTGGATATCCTGTTCACGCAGGACGTACTAGCCGCAGACCCGAATGCCCGCGGCCTGAACCAGAGCCACGGCGGCTACGGCAACGGCGCCAGCATGGTATCCGCCATGCACATGCGGGTGCGCAAGGCATCAGAGATGCTGCGCAAGCAGAAGGGGATGAACATCATCTTCTTGGCCCATGCCGAGATCGTGGACGTGTCGCCACCGGACGGCGATCCGTACTCGTCATATTCGCTGCGCCTGCCGAAGAAGTCTTTGGCGCCGTATCTCGACTCGGTGGACCTCGTGGGCTTCCTGAAGCAGGAACGTATCGTGCGCGGCGCGGTGGAAGCCAAGGGCGATCGCGGCGCCAAGCCCGGCCGCGCCATCACCAGCGGCGACCGTGTGCTGGTGACGTACTTGACGCCCGCCATGGCCAGCAAGAACCGCTACGGCATCACGGACGATCTGGACGTGGTGAAGGGTGAGAACCCGCTGGCGGCGTATATCGGGTTGGATGCGCCCAAGGCCACTCCTGTAAATGACGGGCCGGATAGTGTGGAGGAGGAAAATGACGCTTCTTGACCGCGTAACCGGATGGCTTGACGTTCAACAGGCCAAGCATGGCTTGGATGAGAATTACAAGCAAGATTACGTCAATAATTGGACCAATTACGAACTGCTTCAGCATATCAGTGAGGCATTGGAAGAAATGGAGAACGCACAGTGAGCTTTTGGGACCTAGACGACGGCACCAGCGCCGTCACGAACGAGAAAGAGTTTTCGGCCGGCGGCGGTGACTTCGAGGTCATCCCCAAGGGATCGTCCGTGTTGGTGGCGGTCGAGGAAGCCGCATGGAAGGAAGGCTACCAGATCAGCGAGGAGTTCGTAAACCTGAAGGTTCGCGTGCTGAAGCCCGAAGGCTATGCCAACCGCGTGCTGTTCTTCAAACTATGGATCGATGAACTCGACCCCGGCGTGAAGACCAACGGCGTGTTCGACCGCGCCAAGGCGATCACCAAGCGTGACAAGCACAAGCGCATGTTCATGGCGATCGACGCGAACGGCAAGGGCAAGATGGCCAAGATCACCGCCCGCCCGACCAACGACCAGTTGGCGCTGGCGCTGACCGCGGCGCAGTTCGTGGCGACGCTGGGGGTATGGGATAAGACCGGGGATGACGGCAAGACTGTGCCCGGCGGTAACTGGTTGATGGCAGCCAAGCCCAAAACGGCGGAGATCAGCGAGGGGCCAAAGACCGGTAACGGCGGCAACTCCACAACCCGCCAGCGCAGCGCCTTCCCTGAAGACGACTTGGACGATAGCGTGCCATTCATCACCATGAGCGGCATGTTCTAACCACCCATTACCGGACCCCGGCGACAAGCCGGGGCGAGGATGATGGATGGAGAAAATCAATGTGGGCTATTCAGCGTATTAGCGATGGCAGGCTTCTGCCGACTTCACGCGGCCATGCTTCCTATGTTGAATTTGACGACGGCACACCTCCGCGTTTGTTCATGACCAAGTCGGGTGCACATGCCGCGTTGCGAAATTGGGCGGCAGGCTACTGGGCAACCAAAAATGAATGGGAGTCCACAAACGAATACGGCGACGGTTTTTATTATCAGGGCTTACCGGTGCCAATTGGCAAAGGGATGCGGGATGCATCGAAATGCCGCATTGTTGCGGTAAAGCTTGAGGTCGTGCTGTGATCGAACAACGCACCCCCGAATGGCACCAAGCCCGCATCGGCCGCGTCACCGGCTCCATCGCTGGGGCTGTGCTTGGTGTATCGCCAAACATGACCCGCGAACAAGCATTGCGTATGCTGGTGCGCGACGCCGTTGGCGCAGAGCGTGAAAACGCTGAGTTCGTCGAGAACACCATCCTCGCCCATGGCCGTCATTATGAGGATGGTGCGCTGTGGGAATATGAGATGGAAACCGGCAAGACCGTGCAGTCCTGCGGCTTCTTCCCGCTTGGCGATTGGAGTGGCGCCAGTCCTGACGGGCTGATCGACGATGATGGCATCCTCGAAATAAAAACGCCGTGGGGCAAGCGCAAGCAGGAAGACGTGAAGTTCAAAACACTTGACGAACAGCCGCACTATTACGCGCAGATGCAAATCGAGATGCTGGCCACGGGACGCACCTGGGGACATTTGTGGCAGTGGACGCCATACGGGCATCAGCTTGATACCGTGCAGCTTAACCAAGCGTGGTGCGACGAGAACATGCCGCGACTGCATCAGTTCTGGGCAGAACTTCAGGACGCCATTGCCGATCCCGCCGAACACCTTGCTCCCCTACGCGTAAAGATCGACACTCCCGCCGCCCATCTCATGGTGCAGGAATGGGACCAGCTAACCGAAGCGATCGAACGCGCTACCGAGAGACGCAAGGACTTGCTGGCGGAGATGGTCGCGCTGGCCGGCGATCGTAATGCGCTCATCAGCGGCAGGAAGCTGACGCTTACCACCCGCGCCGGTTCCGTGTCCTACGGCAAAGCGCTGAAGGAATTGGCGCCGGGGGCGGATTTGTCGAAGTGGACGGGGGCGCCATCGTCCTACTGGGGCCTCAAATAAATGCTCCGCCCCTACCAAGCGGCCGCTTGCGAAGCCGCCCTATCCTACATGCGCACCACCACCAGCCCGTGCCTGATCGACGCAGCACCAGCGGCCGGTAAGAGCCACATGATCGCCCACATAGCGGACCGGCTGCACGACATCAGCGGCGGCAAGCGTATCCTGTGCCTTGCTCCTAACGCCAAGCTTATCATGCAGAACAAGGAGAAGATGGACCTGACCGGACACAAGTCGTCCATCTTTTCCGCGTCTGCGGGCGCCAAGTCCACGCGCCACAACATCGTGTTTGCCACCCCCGGCACCGTCAAGAACGCTATTAGCCGCTTTAACGACGGCAGCTATTGCGCCGTGGTGGTGGACGAATGCCACGGCATGACGCCTACCATCCGCGCTATCATTGACGCCATGCGGGCGGGCAACACAAACCTGCGAGTGCTGGGGCTGACCGGTACGCCGTACATCTTGGGCAAAGGCTACATCTACCGCCAGCAGCCGGACGGCAAGGTCAACGGCGATGACGTATGCCGTGATCCGTATTTCACCAAGGCGGTGTACAGGGTGTCCGCACGTGAGATGCTGGACGCGGGCTACATCACGCCCATGACGGTCGGGCATATCAACGCGCAATCCTATGACACGTCCGGGGTGGTATTGCTGCCCAACGGGCGCTTGGACGATGCAACGGTAGAGCGCGCGTTCGTTGGTCATGGTCGGCAGACAGCACATGTGGTGGCGGATGTCGTGGCGCAGGCGCAGACCCGCACCGGCGGCGTAATGCTGTTCGCTGCCACCGTCGCGCACGCTCATGAGATCATGGCAAGCCTGCCGCCCGGCAATTCCGTGATGGTGACGGGCGATATGGACGCCGCGGCGGAGAAGCGGGCTGTGTCAGCGTACAAGGCGCACAAAGTGCGGTACGTGGTGAGTGTGGGCAAACTCACCACGGGCTTCGATGCCCCCTGGACCGAGATCATCGCCGTGCTGCGCTACACCGAATCCGCCACGCTGCTGACGCAGATACTCGGGCGGGCGTGGCGTCTATATGACGGCAAGCGCGACTCCCTGTGGTTGGACTACGCCGGCAACCATGACCGCCACTTCGCGGGCGGTGACATCTACACGCCCACTATCAAGGCCGGCAAGGCAGCGGAGAAGGGCGAACCAGTCGCGGCGGAGTGCCCGTCCTGCGGCTATGAGAACGCCTTCACGCGCCACAAGGATGCTGAAGGCTATACGCTGGATGCCAACGGCTATTGCCTGGACGTGTGGGGTTCGCGGGTCGAGACGGATTTTGGGCCTATGCCGGGTCATACGGGGAGAAGGTGCAACGGCTTGGTAAAGGCTGGTGCGCAGTACGATCGTTGCGGATATTTTTGGACAAGCCGCGTCTGCGAAGCTTGTGATGAAAAGAACGACATCGCAGCTAGGTATTGTCGATCGTGCAAAAACGAACTGATCGACCCTAATGCCAAGTTGGTGATAGAGTTCACCGCCGCCAAGCGTGACCCGACGCAGCCTCAGACGGACGTGGTGCTATCCGTGGCGCTGAAGGAGTCGGTATCGCAGCGAGGTAACGCCACCATGCGCGCGGATTGGGTGACGCCATACCGCAAGTTTTCGACATGGCATCAAAAGGAATCGACGCATCCCCGCGCTGCGGCGGATTGGCGAAGGTTCGATGAAGCCACAAAGCACGGCACGCCCGCAACGATATCCTACGTCAAGGAAGACAGCGGATTCTTCCGCGTGCTGGCTTTCAATCAACCAGCGGATGCACTGGAGGTGGCGGCGTGAAGATAAACCCCAGGATACCTGTCTACGGCGACCCGTCATTCCGGGGCAAATGCCCCAAGGAGGACGTTGAACAGGTCTCGTTTTTCAACCGGCTGCGGGCGGAGTATCCAGCAAGCTGGGGCTTACTGGCGCTACACCCGCGCAACGAGGGACTGAAACAGGGCGGTCAATTCTCCACCGTCATCAAGCACAAGGCGGAAGGCATGACGGCCGGCGCTGCCGATATCATCATCCCGGCGCGTGTGGCGTTCGTCTGCGAGATGAAGCGCTGCGATCATACGCTGTCGACATGGCAGGATGGCCAAGAGGATTATCTTCTTGCCGCTATTGATGCCGGCGCCTTCGCCTGCGTCGCGCTGGGGGCGATGGGGGCATGGGAGGCGTTCGAGGCATGGCTATGCCGCCTGAAGTAAGGCCACCCTCCTGGTGGCTGAACGAGGTCCTGTCGGGCCGCATTCAGATGGATGCGGCCCCTGCATCCGTTCAAAGTTGGGCACGATTCCCCATATTCCAGGGCGCACGTGAGATCGTGTTGATGGAAACGCAAGACGAAAGAAAAGCCGCACTAGCCCGTATCCCGGTGCTGGTGCGGCCTTTTGTGGAGGAGGAGGTTAGGAGGATTTGGCCACTAAGGTATGACCTTTAGCCGAAAAAATGCCCCTCAGCCCTCCACCGAATTGATGATCGGCGGGGCGGGGAGGGGCATCCAGTGGGTGGGCCAGCGCGCCAAATCCTTGGCGCGGATGCCGTCGTGCGTCAGAGCGCCGCGTGCATTGAAGTGCACATCGGTGACCCGATAACCGCCATCATCGCTAGGTATCCAGATATCGAAGCGCGTGCCGTCACGCGGAGCGCTTCCGATGTCCTGCCACTCGCCCATTCACTCCACTCCCATCTGATTGATGATCGGCGTCTCGGGACGGCTGCGATCCATGTGGCGGCTATCGCAGACAGGAGTTACCCTCCGCCACTCCCCAGCATCCCACCCCAGCGCCTTAGCCTTTTCGACCAAGCAGGCATCAGCCAGAACCTCGCGCCCACAGCGCCAGAAGCTGCTGCCACCGAAACGTCCGTCAGCATCACAGCGGTAGACGGGCCGGGTGCGCTGGAGGTATTTCGCCGCCAGTGCCGCGCTCTTGTCTTCCACGCCGATGCGTAACGCGGTAGGCTCCCGCTCCGGCACCCGGCGTGCTGAAATGTCCAGTTCGCGGCGCCAGCGACGGATGGTGTTCACGCCGCAGTTGAATCGCGCCCGCAGCACCCGCTCCGACAGCTGCGCAACGTCCGCAAAGTTTTCTGGAACGGGCCGCGGTGTACGCGACCGCTTCAACCCGAGCTTGTGGCATATCTTGGATACGTTCTGCACGGCGATGCCATAATGGCCCGCCAGTTCCTCGCGGGTCATGATCTGCCAGTTGGCGGCGAAGTCGTCGGGGATGGTCATTATAATACCTCAATGTGGAGGGCGGGGGTATTGCGGGCAAGCTCCAGCTTATCCAGCTGCTTTTCCAGCCGGCCAATGGACGACCACCGCGCCGCCTCCGGATCGGCGGTCCATCGTGTCAGTGTTGCGGGTGACATCTTGATTGCCTCGCATAGCTTGTACATGGGAATACGTACCTGATCGGCACGCTGTCGGATTGCCTGAATGGCTGCTGCTTTGGTCATGTCGCTGACGTATCGCAAAACAAAAAGCGGTGCAACGATAAAAAGACGATTGACCAACGATACCGAGATAGGCATAACCCACCCCATAGCCGCACCGAAGCGGCGTGGAGATAGAAACATGGCACGCTACACCGTATGCCCCGCAGTTGTCGGCACCCAGACCAGCTACATCATGTGGAACGACGCCGAGCAGGCTGCTGCGACTGGCGCCCCCGCCGTTAGCCCTTACAAGGTGGGGTCGCCATCAGACCGTGAGTGGCGGCGGTTTTACAACCGTGCCTTGTCTGCGCCCTCCGGTATCACCTCTTTTGGTCATCGGGTGGCAGCATGAACCCCCTAGCCACCCAGATCGCCGCCCTCCCCATCATCCAGCAGATCGAGATCATGCGGGAAGTGGCGGCGGGGAAGGCGTGGGGCGACATCACCTACACCATCACGCAGACTCTCGATAAGGCTCTAGACATGGCACACCGCGACGCCATCGACCAAGCCGCCGCCGAGAACGACGCGCTGCATGGCAAGGAGGTGTCGGTGCTGGAACCTTACATTTCCCGCTCTGGCCTGACGGTGGGTTACTGATGGAACCCCGTATCCACCGCAGCAACATGCCCGTATATCTGAGAGAGGATATCGAACCGATGGAAGACGTAAGCGGAGAGTTCAACGGCCGGTACAGGCTGGTGACGTGGGCTATGTGCGCCCTCATCACCGCAATATTCTGGTATGCCGTAGCCAAGGCTGTCGGCCTGTGACCGCGCCTCATACCGTAGCCGGGCATACGGCTGGGATCGCACGTCCGGACGATGACGCGCTTGAGCCGCATCTGCCGGAATGTATCAAAGCGGCGAAGCGCTGCGGCGTGCAAAAATGCGAATGGCTGCCCGGCTGGTACGTCTCGTGGTCGCCTCGCAACGGCAACAATAACGCGGAAGGCGGGTGGTCCGATTGGGTCGCGCTGGCTCATGAAATCCTGCGGATCGATCAGGAAGCCATCGCCAAGGCCACCGCCGCCCGTCAGTCGGGAGAGGACGCATGACACAGGATAATCCGGCCGCTTTCCCGTCGCGCGTCGACAAGGTGATGATGGGTGGCGGATCGTACCGCGACGACCTCCCCGGCATGACGCTGCGGGACTATTTCGCGGGGCAGGTTTGCGAACAGGCTTTGGCAGAGGCTTTTGCCAACGACTGTCTTGAAGGGGCAGCGCATACCGAACTGTGCGAATGGGCAGCGCTGCTCACCTACAAAATGGCCGACGCCATGCTTGCCGCCCGCGCCACCTCCAAGGAGGCTCAGGGCAATGGCTGACACAGACCACAAGTGCTGGACGGTCAATACGACCAACTACCTGCGCAATCTGGATGGCGATGACCTGAAGGGTGAGTGTGTCGCGATTCACTATCAGGACGCGCCGGTAGAGATCGAAGGCGGCACCCGGATCAGCCTGCGGTTCCCAGCGCTGATCGTCAGCCTCTATTCGGCGGAGCAACAGAAGGTCGCCGAGCGCGTCGCTGCCATTCTGAACCGCCACTGGAATGACGAGGACATTTCGTAATGGCTGACGACCCGCAAGACCTGCTGCGGCTGGCGGACGAGGTGGCTGCGGCTACGGGGCCGGACACTGTGCTAGATGCCGCCATCTGGGTGCATCTTCCAGAACAGGCGGCGCACGCATGGAAGCACGGCGGCGACAAGTTCAAGCACGCTCGCCAGATCGCCGGATGTGCCTTCGTCCCTTTGTACACCGCCTCGATAGACGCCGCCATGACGCTGGTGCCGGCACATGATGTCGGCTGGCGCATGGATTGGAGCGGCCGTCGTGCGATCGTTCGCATAGGCTTCGGCGGTTTCCCCGAGACGATCGAAGCATGGGCCGCCACGCCCGCCCTCGCTCTCTGCGCAGCCGCCCTCCGCGCCCGCGCCCACTCCACCAAGGATACAAGCAATGTCGGATGATGTGACCGTGATCCAGGTGGATCGTAACTTCGCGGCTGATTACCAGCTTGCGCGCGGCCGGATCAATCAGAACGACCATGAGCGCATCTGCCAAGGCATCTGGGATGATACCGACGACGTGAAGGCGGTCGCTCGCTTCCGCCTGTCGCTCTCCACCCCATCGCCAGATAGCGGTGAGAGGATGCGGGAGGCGCTGACACCGAGCGGCGACACCAAGGCCGCGTACATGGGCGAGTTCAAGTTTGACGTGATGTTTCCGTCATTGGACGAGGACGACGACGAGCCTGTGCCGCATCCGGTCACCGTGCCGTGGGATACCATCAAGGAGATCATGGCGGCAATCGCAGGCCGCGCCGCTCTACAGGAGTCGGCACGATGACCCCCGCAACGGACGCCGCGAGGGAGGCGAGAGGGACGTTCGCGTGCCCGATCTGTGGCGAGGAAAAGCCGCATCATCACACGCCCGCCGTTGTTCACGCCTATCAAACGAAGGGATCGCGCAAATGAGCCGGGCCGAACTGGTGAGCAAGATTGCTCAAATTCTTGAGCCGTGGGCTTGGGAAACGAAAAGCTGGAACGCGACGTGTGCGCGGGATGACGCGACCGCCAAAGCCGAGCAGATTGCGGATGCCCTCGCCGAAGCGGCCAGCCAGCCGCGCGAGGGGGATAAGGTTGCAGGCGCACTGACCAAGCGCGCCGATGAATGCCGCGCTCATGCGGAGGCATGTCTCCACCCTGCCGCATCAAGCGAATATCGCGCCAAAGAGGCTGCGTTTCGTGAAGCCGCAACCATTGCCCTCACCCAGCGACCGCCCGAACAGGCGGGGGCGGTGCCGGCGGGGGAACTGTTGCCCTGCCCGTTCTGTGGAGGACCTGCCGAAATCCAGATGGATCACGGACGCAATACAGTCGGCGTTGGGTGCACCAAGTGCGCGACGGCCCAACTGCCTAGCTGGGACATTGCGTCAAAGTCGTGGGCGATCCGAGCATGGAATAGCCGTCTCTCCGCCGCCCCGACGCCACCGGATGCGGGGCCTACTTCTCTCGACCTTTCAACTCATTCTCGACTGCCTCGCGAATGAACGCGGCCAACCGATTAGGGCCAGCAACGGCCTCAATCCGCGCGATTGTGTCGAGCGGCAACCGCACGGTTGTCGGCTTCACGCCTAGCGATGGTCGTCCCATGCGCCGCCCCGTATCCGCAACCGCTTTGTGTGTCGATGCCATAGAATATCCGCAACCGCTTATTGACGGCGTAAGCGCCACCGCTTATGTAAGCGACATCGGTTAAGGAGGCAAGGCCATGCGACTTCAAGGACACAAGTGCTTACCGCCGCAAGTGTTCGTGCAGGTGTCCTGCGAGTGCGGCTGGAAGTCGAACATGTGGTCCACGAAAGGGGCTCGCTCGTTGGCCTATGACGAATGGCGTCAACACATTCAGGAATGCAGCAAGTGACGGATGAAGAACGCGTCAAAGTCCTTGCAGACGGCCTGAACGACGTAATCAGCGTGTGCAAGGACATGCAAATAAAGGGTGCGTTGAAGCATGGCAAGCTGCTGCCCGTGGAGGTGGTGGAATACACCAACTTGCTAGCGCGGCAGGCGCTTAGTCAGACAGGCATCCGCGTCCGCAAGACAGGGAGGGTGTAATGGGCCTCGCAATTCTAGCGCCGGTCTGGAGGTCCATCGCCGAAATCAAGCAACGCCTCAGCAAGTTGGAGGGACAATTGCGCACAGAGACACCACGCGACGATCATCGCGGCTGGCAGATCGAACACAATTCACCACCGATTCCGTGCCGCGATTTTGATTGGACCGCCACACACCCCGACTTCGACGGCCCTGAGGACGGTCGTCAGGTCTGGGGCCGCACCATCAACGATGTCGTTGCTGCGATCAACGGCTGGTATGAGGATCAGGACAATGGCTGAATGCACGAAGCCTCCGCGTGGCTGGTGCTGCACCCGCCTTGCGTATCATGAGGGTGCTTGCGAGGTCACTTCTGACGTTTTGGGTAAAATTGTAGAGTACGCCAATGACGTGCTTTCTGGTCCAACGACATCCGGTAATAGGTTGGCGAGTTGGTATCGTCACGCCGTAATTGACCTTCGTAACATCGCAACTACTCCAGCGGTAGCGATCGGGGCGGGGGCGGTGCCGGTGGAAGACAAGCGTGTTGCTGACGCTGTGCGCCGGCTTGAGCGTAAGGCGGTGCCCGAAATGGGGCAGTCGACCATCTGCGATCGGGCTGACCTTCGGATCGTGCTTGATGCCCTCTCCGCCGCCCCGACGCCACCGGATGCGGGGATCGGCAGCGATGGGGCGGGGGATTACGTCGCCGGTCCGATCTGGGCCGAGCCAGAAGACGAGTGCTTCACGGCCGAGGTGCAAACTGTGGGCGGTCATTATGTGGTGGCGACGGTCCACGGCAGCACGCGAGATGAGGCCGAGCAGCGACAGAGCGCTGTGCTTCGCGCCTTCGCCACCCATCCCGGCGATGGAGGGCGGTCGTGACCGATGAAATCAATTTCGATCAGGTCGCTGCCATCTTTGAGCGCCTCGCCAAGGTCGCTGGCGATTTGGCTGGGCCGGCAGGTGTCGGCGAGATGGAGACGGTCGGGCACTTAGTGTCCTACCTGCTAGACCATCCCCGCAACATCGAGCCATGCCTCCGCTTCGGGATCGGCGAACTGCCGCTCGACTGGATCAAGAAAGGCCGGCTCTCGTATCAGGGTCGCGATGGCAAAATATGGCGTCCTGCTGACGCACGCCGCGCACGCGTCGTCAAGTCGCTCGCCCACATCCAAGGAAATTCCCATGACTGAGGCGATGGTAAACAATACCAATCTATGGAAGGATTACCGCATGAAGAAAATCATCACCTTGGCACTGCTGTTGGCACCAATCACCGCCGAAGCGGCCAAGCCCCGTTCGATAGCAGGTCCTATCCATTGCGGCCCGAAGATTTGCAATGAAACGATCCGGCCGTGGTAATGGCCAATCTGTGCGGGCCGATGGGGAGGGGGAGGTGAAGCTGTCCGCAGCGCCGATTGGCTTCACCGACGCAGCGGCATTCGTGCGCGAGCATCACCGGCACCACACCCCGCCCGCTGGGCACAAGTTCAGCATCGCGGCCATGATGGGCGGCGATCTGGTCGGCGTCGTAATCGTCGGCCGCCCGGTGTCCCGGCACCGCGATGACGGCCTGACGCTCGAGGTGACGCGGCTCTGCACGGTCGGCAATCCGAACGCCTGTTCATTCCTCTACGGTGCAGCTGCACGGGCAGCCTTCGCGCTCGGCTATGCGCGGATCGGGACGTACACCCTCAAAAGCGAGCCGGGCACGTCGCTGCGAGCGGCAGGCTGGCGACTGATCGCTGAGACGCCCGGCCGTAGCTGGTCGGTGCCATCGCGGCCGCGCGCCGACAAGCATCCGATTGAGCCGAAGCTATTATGGGAGCAAGCAGCATGACTGAAATCGACATCACCAGCGAGCAGAGCCGTGCTTATCACTATCCAGAAGACGTGACGCTGACGATTGACGATCCGGATACCCTATTCGTGCTGGATACCGGCTCGCATCGCGTGACGACCAAGGGCGGGCGCACCTTTCGCCCCGAGCGAGGGTGGATCGGAATTTCCTGGATGCCGCGCGAGGGTGCGCCGGCTTTCGTCGCATGACCCGCCCCCTGAATGATCCCCCACGGATGGGGGAGGGGCCGGAGACGGTCACGCTCACTCGGTCGCAGGGGGCCAAGCTGATGGCTATCTGCGCCCTGATGAAAGATGGCGACCTCGATGTACGCGGGCATGACGACGACGACGTGGAGAATGCCCGCGAGGCACTGTTCGACGCGGGCGAGGAATGCGCCCTGCAATTGGGAGGGCTGGCAGCCTGACCCCCTCCATCCTCCTGTGTGAGAGATAGACGATGAGCGACGAACGCGAGGCCATCATCCGCTACCTGAACGAGGAAGCTGACGACGCGATGGCATACTATCAGAAATTCGGCGAAACCGATCTGTCCACAATGGGCGTCATGCGTGCTGGCTACTACCGGCAGGCGGCGGCTTTCATCAAGCGCGGCGAGCATATGCGAACGGATCGACCGCGGCCCTCTTGGGCGCTCAATCAGGACCAGCCCGCATGACCCAGCCCCCCGACGACGCCGCGCTGGTGGCGAGGATCAAGGCCAGCGTCACTTACGGCTATATGCCGATGGCGGTACGCCGCTGCCTGTGCGAAGCCGCCACCGCCCTAGAAGCGAAGGACCGGCGGATTGCGGAGTTGGAGAGCATGCTCTCGACTCGTAGCCCTGAACAGGCCAGCCAGGCAGCGCGCGACGAAAATGAGCGGTGGCATGCTATTCAGCCTCTCTCCCGCGCCGCCCTTGAGCCATCGGATAAGGGGGTGGGGAGGTGAAAAAGCTGGGTAGAGCGACGATGGCAGACCTTGGGCTGATGCAACGTCGCGGGATGACGCCGAAGCAGGCCGTGGACGCCATCCTGGCAGAAGCGAAAGCGCGTCACCCTCGCGAAGACACTATCATCATCCAGCGCAATGGCGACGGCTTCGACATCCTGTCGGTGATATGACCCCTTCGTGCTTTCGCGGATCAATGCGGGGCGGTCACCACCCCCCGCAGTTTAGGCGTCTCCGCAATTGGCTGGCCCGCATACTCCCGCAGCCCCCATGCGCCGTACTGGCTGATCGGTCCGGTGGCAGCGTAGAGCGTCAGCAGGTCTGTCTTGCTCGCCATGTCCGCGATGAAGGCCCGATAGATCGGCTCCATCAGCGGTGACCGCTGCATCTGCGTGACCAGCGGCAGGCGGTCCGGTCCGACGACGTGCTGGCCTGCCTCGTAGGTGATGAACCGCTTGCCGTATTTCTTCGCGATGGCGGCGTTCTGCGTGACCGGTCCTGACACGACACCCTTCGCGTAGCCGGCGAGTGTCGCCATCAGCTTGGTCACGTCCGTCTCGGTCGGATTGGCGTCGAAGAAGCCATGACCGAAGTAGGGGGCGGTCGCCAGCGCGTCGACGTTCGCCGCGAGGCCGGGGAAGGCCATCACCACTTCCGCGGTCCACGGATTGTCATTCTGCGTGGCTGCCACCCGCACCAGCTGGGCCGGCCGATCGGCGAAGGCTTCCGCCCAGATCTTCATGACCTGAATGGTCTTCTGCGCATAGCGGTGCAGACCGGCCTGGAACGGCGTGTCGGCCAGCCCCGCGGCCACGCCTTCGTCGCGCGACTGTTGTGCCGCGCCGAACTGCCAGTTCCAGAGCTCGTTGGAGAGTTCGACATAAACCTGCCGCCCGGCGGGGATGCCCGCCTTCACCAGGGCGGCGGCGCGGCGGTGATAGTCGTCGTCGGCATTCCACGGCAGCGTCAGCCACGGCGAGGCGCCGACCGCATTGGCCAGCCCGATCTGATACTCCAGCGCTGTCCCGTCGCTGCCGCCGGTGGCATTGACACCAGCCGTGCCGCGCGTCGCCCAGGTGACCGACTTCGGATTGCCATTCGCAGTCGTCCAGTCGAGGAAGCGCAGGACGCCATAGGGCTTGAGGTAGTCGAGAAGTTGCGCCGAGAAGACGCCCTTCTCGTCCGGCTCGCGGCAGTCGATATCGCGGATCGGATCGCTGGCGTCGGTGGCGCCGATATTGACCGTCACCGTCTGCATCGGGGCCTTGGTCTTCGGCCATTCGAAGGTGATCGTGCCGGCACCGCTGCTGACGATCCGGCCAGCGCTGGCGATCGATACCGATCCCTTGCCCGACCAGGTGCAGCGGGTCGTCGGGCCTTCACCGCGGAAGGCGGCAGCCGGCGGGGTCAGGAACGCGAGCAGGCCGCGGCCGGCCTCGATCGTCATTGGCGTGCCGTTGCGCAGCCTTTCTCCGGACACATAGGCCCAGCCTGCCGTTGGGATGCGCCATTCGAGGATCGCCGCCTGATTGGCGAACGTCTGTTCTCCCGACCAGAAGGAGACGCCAGCGACGTTGATGCCGAGCTTCGTGCGCGGGGTCAGCGTAGCGGCACGGTCGAGGCGTGCCTGCTTGGCGCTTGCCGCTACGGCCTCCGCCTTGGCGAAGCAATCGGCACCAACCTTCAGCTTGTCGGCATCACTGGCCTGCGCCTTGGGGATCGCCACCGTGCCACAGCCGGTGATGGATTGGGCTGTGGCGGGGGTGGCGAAGACCAGCGCGGCGAGGACGTAGAGGTGTCGCATGGTCGCATTCCTATGAGTTCGGCCAAGCGGCCATTGCGTTGCGAAGGGCGGGGCTGGCATCGTTGAACATGCCGTAATTGCCGACCTCGCTACCAGACTTGTAGTTTTCGTCGCCGAAGTAGATACCCCCAAAAGACGTAGCGACCTGCCCCTGCGCAGCCATGCCGTTTACCCACGCGGTTTTCGCTGCATCGGTGTTTTCTGTTCGGATACCGCATTCGCCGTTAAGCATGCGACCAAGATACCAAGTTTGCGATGTAAGGTTGTTGAGTTGCCCAGCGCCCGGCGCATTGGCGGGATCAATCGTGGTGTTGTTGTTGAGGCCGTTATAGGCGTGGTAATCGTGGAAGTCCAAACCAAGTGCAGCTTGGAAC